GGTTTTTAATCTTATTTATAAGCGCGCGAAGGATGCTTTGCGTGAAGGCAAGTCTGTAATTTTTTGTTCTACCAATCTTACTATGAAGTATCGCATACATGCTATTCGTCAGATAAAGCAGGTGCGGTCTGATACTATTATTCGCGCGGTTGTTTTTAATACTCCGATAGAAGTGTGTGAAAAGCAGAATAAGATGCGCGAACGTCAAGTTCCTGATTGGCTTTTTATGAAGCAGCTTAAAACTTTACAGCTTCCTGTTTATAACGAGGGGTTTGATGTTATTGATATAATTCATAATTATGGCTGTGATAATACTTGTTTAAAATATCTTGGAAAAATTTTAAAAGAAGTAGGAAATTATGGAAGCCAGAAAAACAAGTATCATAATTTAACTCTTGTAGATCATTGTGAAGCCGCAGGTCATTACGCAATAGAAAAGAAATTTGATAATAGTATAATTACTGCAGCTTTTTTACATGATTATGGTAAAGCATATACTGCTACCTACTGGCCGCAGAAAGATGAAGATTGTCATTATCCTAATCATGCAGAAGTAGGAGCTTATTTAGCTTTAAATATGGGTTATTCTTATAAAGTAGCAATACTAATAAATTATCATATGGTTCCTTATATGGATTCGCGCGCACAAGCTACTTGGCGAGAGCGTTTAGGTGAAGAATTTTGGCATGAATTAATGCTTCTTCATGAAGCAGATTTAGTAGCACATTAAGGAGAACAATATGATTTATATACCAGAAACTTTTGTAAATGAAGAAGATTTAGCAAGTGCTATAGGCCAAGGCTGCGCGATAAAAGTGCGGCTTTGCCGCGATTGTCCTTATTTTGAGCAAGAACATCCTACAATAGATACTGATGGAGATTTTGGTTATTGTACATATAAAACTGATTTTGTTGTTCTTGATGATGAACCAATTCATTGGTATTTTACAAATAAAAATAGTTTTTGTGATGAAAATACATTAGGTGATGAAGATGCATATTAGCGCATATTTATTAATCATTCTTCTTTCTGCTTTTATTCTCTTTATAGACGACGATAATGGAAGTGGTTTTATTTAATGAAAGTATTGTCTATCAAGCATCCTGGTTTATGGTTTATTTGTCAACAATGCGGAAGTGTAGTTGTAGATGTTCAAGATAATGAAATTTACAATGGACGAGATGTATATTGTCCAATTTGTAAATTTAAAAATGAGATTTTATTTGATAAAAATTATGATGGAGTAGTAAAAGATGGAAAATAATGTAAATCATCCTAATCATTATTTCGCAGATAGCGGAATAGAAGTTATTGATGCTATTGAAGCATGGAATCTTAATTTCAGTAGAGGTAATGCAGTAAAATATATCGCGCGAGCAGGTATTAAAAATCCTGATAAAGAAATTGAAGATTTAGAAAAAGCTGTGTGGTATATAAATAGAGAAATTGAGAGGTTAAAAAATGGAGAATAGTTGTGTTGTTAATTGCCCATGCTGCGGACAATTTATTCAAGTAGAATTTTCTATAATGGGTGCGCGAGCTTATCCATTTTTTGGTAACCCTTATGGAGTAATTAATGTAACATCTAATAGTATATATAAAGGAAAAGAAGAAAAAAAGGAGGAAGAAGATAATAATGTATAACCCAAATTATCAAAAATTTTTGGCATAAAATACCAAAGAATGTTGATATGTATATTACATATTCTATGAAAGGAGGAGAGTAAAATGACAAATAAAGAAAAATTACAATTTTTTGTAGACAATGGAATGTCTTTAAGTTATATTGCAAAACGAATGAATGTAGATATTACTACATTAAGTAAATGGTTACATAATCAAAAAGGAATTTCTACAAAAAATGAAGAAAAAATGATTTTTACTCTTCAAAATATTGTTGATGATTTTCAACATTCTTTGAGGTGAATTATAATGAGTATGGCAAATAGTTTAATAGGCCAAAAAATTAATCATTTTACAGTTTTAGAAGACACTGGGAAAAGAACTTCAGATAGAAGAATAATATTTAAATGTCAATGTGACTGTGGAAATATTATAGAAATTTCTAGTAAAACACTAAAAAATGGTGATAGAAAAGATTGCGGCTGTCTTAAAAAAATAAAAAAAGTAAAAGATTTAAAAGGCCAACGTTTTGGTAAATTAACTGTTTTAGAATTAATGCCTTTAAAAGGTGGAAATGCTTCATGGAAATGTATTTGCGATTGTGGTAATGAAACTATTGTTACTAGCACTCATTTACAATCTGGACACACAAAAAGTTGTGGGTGTTTAAATCATAAAATTATTTATGATTTAACAAATCAACAATTTGGTAAATTAACTGTTATAAAACAGGTTAAAAAACCAGAAAATAAAAATAAAACAGGTTCATATTGGTTATGTAAATGTGAATGTGGAAATGAAATAATTACTTTAGGAGAAAATCTACGTTCAGGTGGTTCAAAAAGTTGTGGATGCTTAAAATCTGCGGGAGAATATCAAATTACTCAATTATTATTAAATAATAATATTAAATTTGAAACTCAAAAAACTTTTAAAACTTGTCGTTTTCCAGATACCAATAGATTAGGTTATTTTGATTTTTATATTGACAATCAATTTCTATTAGAGTATGACGGCCCGCAACATTTCTTCTATCAAAATAGCGGATGGAATAATTTAAATTATTATTCTAATATTACTCAAAAAGACACATATAAAAATCAATGGTGTAAAGAAAACAATATTCCATTAAAAAGAATCCCATATTGGGAATTAGAAAATTTAACTATTGAAGATATTATGGGAGATAAATTTTTATTAAAGGAGGATAATAATGTATAATCCAGATTATATAAATTGGGGACAGCAAGGTTGGGTTTGCAGTAAATGTGGAAAATCATTCGCCCCTCATATAAGCGAATGCCCTTATTGTAATGCAGAACGTAGAACATTTGCCACCACTTCAACAGATAAAACAACTGTAATTCCATTTGATGATAGAGGATGGTGGGATGATTATCAAAGAAGAGCTACTGGTGATGCCGAAGCATTAAATCAACTTTGGAAGCAATTTACTGTTTCTGTAGCAACTTCAGGAACAGGAAATGAGTTGAAGAATAATAGTACAACTTGTCCACAAAAATGTGAAATTTGTGATAAATATGAAAAAAGTTGCTTTGGTGAAATTGAAACAACTTCAAGTAAGGCAATTATCTCACATAGAAAGCCATTAGAAAATTATTATGATTACGATTATTTAGACGGATTTATAAAACATTTTCAAGATTAAAAGGAGAATTATTAGTAAATGGATAAAGAAAGAATGGAAGATGCTATGTCTAAATTTGAGATAGCTCATATTAACAGCAATTTAGAAGAAGAATATCTCCAATTTAGTCGTTTTATTCAAGGAGCTTTTATTTCTCCAGATGCCTGGATTATAGATACTGGGAATTATCAAGCCGTAAATAGAGAACTTATTGAACGTATTTATTATAAAATTAAAAAACATTCACTAATTTGGAAGTTATTTTTTAGGGTGGCTTAATATGATTATTAGTGCAGCTTGTCGCGCCGTTGTCAACGGCGAAGAAAATGTGTTTCCTGTAATGCGCCATTCTCATTTCTTTGATTGGATGAAGATGCTTCATTGTCAGTATAATAAAAATGAAGTAGAGCAAGGTTTTATTGCTTATGACCCTAAAACAAGAAAAGAAGAATTTGTAAATCGTGTAGATGCTTGGCTTCATGCGCGCGAATGCGGACAAATTAAGAGCAATGAAGTCATTGGAACTTTATATAGTGAAGATTTATATTAAAAGGAGATAAAATTATGATTTTTATTATTTGTTTAATAGTTGCTATTATTACAGTTATTGCCGCATTTATGTTTGAAAGAAATTATTGTGATTTTGCTAGTTTAATTTTTGGGATTATTGCTGTACCAACTGCTTTTGGGGCCATGACTATGTTAATTGTATTAGCATTAACTTATATAGGTTGTCCACGCACAGAAGCAGTATGGAAAGAACGATATACTTCTTTAAATACTCGTATTGAAAATCATATGTATTATCCTTGGGATCGTGAAAATTTAATTGAAGAAGTTCAAAAGTGGAATGAGGATTTTGCCGCACAAGAAAAGGCACGAAAAAATATTTGGGTAGCTATTTTTAATCCCGAATCTATTGAAGGATTAGATAAAATTGATTTAGAAAGAATAAAGTAGAAAGTCTCTTGACTTTCTTTTTATTTTATGTTATAATAAAAGAAAAAAAAGGAGAATAAATATGGCAGAAATATTTGAAGGACAATTAATAGATTGGAATAAATTTACCGCTAAAGATGCTTTAAAATATACAAAAGAAGGTCAAGAACGTATTCAAAAAAAAGAATATATTGATATTGTTAAAGAAATCGCATATGTTGCTACATTAGGCCAATCTAATATAACTTTATCTAAAAAATTAACTGATTATACTGTTTCTAAGTTAGAAGCCAATGGTTTTAATGTAACAATAGAACAAAATCAGTGTTATACTTTAACTTCTGGAGGTTCAAGCATTAAAAATGATTGTTGGACTACTACAATTAAATGGTGATTAATATGGAATATCCAATGACTTTAATTATTCATCCAGATTATGATGACCCATATTATACAGGTTCTCATAACTTACAATGGGATTATGATAATTTTAAAGGTGAATTCAATGTTTGGAATTTAAATGATTGTCCTGAAGATGCGATAATAGACCGAGATTTATTTGACGCTTATGATTTTATCCATGCAGTTGAATTTGGTATGAGTCTCGCGCGAAAAGGTTATACAAAAATTAACCTTACAGAAATAAGAGAAAATGAGGAAGAGGAATAAATTCTTTAAGAAAATAATTGACTTCAATTAAAAATTATGATATAATTATTACAGAAAGTGAAAAGGAGAGTATTATGAGTAAGCAAGAAATCTTCAATCATTTTTCTACAATAATTGATGAAATGTTGGAAAATTCTTTGTTTTTTGATATGTATTTTCAGAGACCTTATGGTTTTTCTAATATTATAGACGGAAATGATTATGAAGAACTTCCCGCAGGACTTCTTATTAGTAGCGGGGCTACTAGAACTTGTCTTATTGACCAGGATTATGATTGGGTAGTAAAGTTTGATGTAGAAGAAGATGCTTTTGGAAGTTCTTGTAAGCGAGAGGTTGAAATCTATAATGCTTCAAAAGCATATGCTCTTGAACGTTATTTTGCTGAAGTAATATATCTTGGAACTTATACTCGTACAATTAATTTTTATAATTTTAATGATATTGAAGAAAATATAGGTGACTTTTACGATTATGATCCGGATTATTTTGAAAAGAATTTTTTAGAAAATGAAGAAAAATTCGGGCCAGTTTGTCCTATAACCATTTCTATTCCTCTTTACGCATATCGTAAAGCAGAAAGTTATGATTGCGGTCCTGTGGATCGTATAACATCTAATCTTGCGGAAAAAGTCGCAAGTCCTCTTCGTTCTCGTAATATAGCAGTAGCTACTGCTTTTATCCGAGAGTATGGAATGGATGAATATAAAGCTTTTTCTCAATTTAGTCTTGAATGGGATATTAATGATTTACATTTAAATAATATTGGAGATATTGATGGCCATTTTGCTATAATTGATTATAGCGGTTATCATAACCCATATTATGAAGATAGTAGTGAAGAAAAGTGGAAGAAAGGAGATTCTGAATATTAATGGATCATTCTGATATTGGTGCTCGTATGAAGTCATACGAAAATTGTTATCGTATTTATTTACCGAAGCGGCAAGCCGTTATTGTCCGTATTGATGGTCGCGCGTTTCATAGTTTTACAAAGGGTTTTAATCGACCATACGATACTTTATTTGCTCAATGCATGCGGGAAACCGCAAAGCAGCTTTGTGAGAATATTAGTGGTTGTGTACTAGGCTATACCCAAAGTGACGAAATTTCTCTGGTTCTAGTAGATTATAAGAATATCAATACCGAGCCTTGGTTTGGTAATAATCTACAAAAGATTGTAAGTATTTCCGCAAGTATGGCTACTTTATTTTTTAATAAAAATTTTGTTAGTTTATACGCTAAAGAAGTTAGTCATTTTTATGGTTCAAATGGAAGCTATGAAAGCAATGAATATAAAAGACTTCAAACGCATAGTAATGCTTTTTATGATAAAATGGCTGTATTTGATGCTCGTGCTTTCATTCTTCCGCGAGAGGAAGTTGCTAATTATATCTACTGGCGGCAACTAGACTGCGTTCGTAATTCTATTCAACTCGCGGGTCAAGCTTATTTTTCGCAAAAACAACTTCAAAATAAGAATTGCGACCAGATTCAAGAAATGCTTTGGCAGGAACATCAGGTAAATTGGTCTAAATATCCTACTTGGTTTAAGAATGGTGTTGCTATTTATAAGCAGCCGCACGAAATTTATCATAAGAATGAAGATGGTACACAGTCTTCCGTTGTACGCGATAAATTTACTATTGACCTAGAAATACCAATGGTTTCTCAAAATTCTGATTTTATTAATAAATTAGTTATTTTTAAGGAGTAAATATGGCTGAATATAGTAAAGTAATGGAAGAACGTAATAGAATGTGTGATTATTATCATTCAATTAATCACGAATGTGATTTTGATTGTCCTTTAAGTCAAGATAACAATCCGGATTTAATTCATTATTCTGGCTGTACTGCATTTTTATATAAAGAAGCAGAAAAAGCAGAACAAATAATTATGAAGTGGTCTAGAGAACATCCTAGACCAATTTATCCAACTGTTGGAGAAGTAGTAAATAAACTTCTTATGCTAATGAATATTGAACCTCGTACACCAAATCTTACTGCCGTTTATAATATGCGTTTAACTAAAGAAGCAGCGGATTATTTTGGAATAAAACCTATAAATGAATAATATTTGACTAATCTCCTAAAATATAGTATAATATTTATACAAGGTAAGGGAAGGAGATATTTAATAGAATGAATGAGAGGTTTTTCAAATTCGCACGCGAAGCATCTAAGAAAGCGGATTATAAAAATAAAGGCACTAGTAATTCGCCTGCGATTGGTGCGGTTGCGGTATATAAAGGTAGTATCGTAGCAGAAGCGTGGAATACGGACAAAACCTCTCCGCTTCAAGCTCGTTATAATGTTTATCGTTATAATAATCCTTCTCTCCCGCCCAAAACTCATTGCGAGACTTCTCTCGTCCAGCGATTGCGTTGGAAGTTTGGTGATAACTTGAATTGGGCAAAAGTAGATATTTATTTGTATAGAGAATATAAAGATGGTTCTCTGGCAAATAGTAGGTGTTGTGAATCCTGCTACCGCCTTTTGCGAGATTTAGGTGTAAAACGGATTTTTTATACTACTACTAGAGGTTTTGTAGAGGAGAAGTTTAAGTAATGTGTGATTTTTGTGAAAAAATGAAGCCTATTATGCGAACAACTTTTGAAGATGGGACTTATTTACAAGCGACTTTATGTCCAATTTCTTTTAAAGACAAAGGGCCATATATCTATATAGAACACACAACTCCAATAGATGAACATTATAAAACTTCATATGCAGATGGTATGTTTATAAATTATTGTCCTATTTGTGGAGAAAGGTTAGTAAATTGATATGTGTAAATATTGCACTTTAAATTTTAAAGAAAGAGAAAGATATATACTTCCAATAAAAAAACAAACACAAATTAATCCTACTGGTATTAATATAGATAGTATTTCTTTAGACGGTGATGGTTATACTGTAATTACTTTTACTAATGATAAAGTATTCAAAGAAGATGGAGAATTAGAACATTTAGGAATGGCTTATATAGTTGATTTTAAATATTGTCCTTTTTGCGGCAGAAAGTTAGAGGATATGGAAAATGCTTGACGTAGGCCATGTATTATATGGGTCACAAAATTACGGATTAGATGGCCCAGATTCAGATAAAGATTATAAAGTTTTACTTTGTCCTGAAGCAGAAGATTTTTATCATTATAAAAAAGTAGAAAAGAATAACCTCTCAAAAGAACTTTCTCCTGAAAATTATTCTCCTATGGATGTTCGCACTTTTGATAAAAATCTTCGTGCGGGAAATCCTAATTGTTTAGAAATGCTTTGGAGTAAAGAAACTGAAGATCTTTTTCTTGGTCTTAGAGTATACATGAACGAGGCACGTTGTATGTTTGAACAGGGTTATCTTGTTACGGCTTTTCCGCAGTTTTTAAGTGCAGTTAAAGGAACTGTTTTTAATTCATTTAATCGTTATGGAGTAAATCGTAAAAGCGCTTCTCGCGCGACCTTTTGGATGAATTTTGTTCTTAAATTAATGGCAAATGATTTTAAAGTAGAATCCTCTTTTTGGTATGATGAGCCTGCGCGAAAAATGCGCTTTGATGAAAACGTATATTTACCAACATTAGAAGATTTTAAAAAAATGTTTGCTTCTCTTGAAAAACAAGCTTTATGTCATGCTGAAGAAGTTTATCATAATTTACATTCAGAGCAACTTCGAGGTTATAAAGGTATGGCAAATAAACTTCAAAAGCAAATGAAAGAATTTGTTTTTGGTAATTTAGTAGAAGAATTAATTGAAAATGGTTATTAAGGAGTAATAAATTATGTTTTTAAGTGCAGAAACTACATTAAAGAAAATTGAATATCGAATTAATCTACTTCGTGCGAGAAGTGAAACCGTAAATGAACATCTAATTAACGCTTTAATTCGTGAAGCAAGAAATATTAAGAATGAGGAGAATAAGTAAAATGAAGTATAAGTTTAATATCCATCCAGAAGATTGTCGTTATATTGTAAATGAAGATAAGCGAAAGGTTATTTGTATTATTGATGACACTGAAAAGCTTTTTATAAATTTTGCCAATAAGAATTTTGAAATTCCTTATGATTGTACTGATACTTATTTTGGTAATAAAACCAATCTACGTCCAAAACTTCTAATGCCAAAGCGTTTTTGGGGCGTAGCTACTTGTGATGAAAATGATGTGTGGGATGAAGAAATTGGCAAGAAGCTTGCTTTTTCTAAGGCGAAGGATAAGCTAAATAATAGCTTTGTTAAGCGCGCGAATCTATACGTTCAGACTTTTGACAAGTATCTTGACCGTGCGGTTGAAATGCTTAATGATGTTTGTTTTAAGCTAAATACTAGCACCGACCATCGTCACAATAAGCTTGAGGCTCTTCTAGGAGAAGATTAATGTCTTGTAGAAAAATTAATGATAGATATGCCAAGGAAGGTTATATTATAAAAGAAATTAATCTTGATGACTTTCCTTGGCGGACACAAAAAATGCCAAATTTTCCAAAGGATGGGAATCCTGATATTATTCATAAAATTTTTGAAGAATGCAATGTAAATAGTATAACTCAACAGGCAATTATGCAACAATATAATGAATTATACATTTATAATGAAGCTTCGCCAGAAGAAAGAGCTATTTTAGCCCCACAAGTTAAAGTTGTTTATTCTTTACTAGACCTTCCAGATATTTATTATCCAAAGTTTTATCCATTAATGGATGAAAAAGAAGTTTGGTCTTTAAATGAACGAGATTTAAGTGTTAAACTTGGTTCACTACTTCAGTGTTTTGGAATTAATTTTGACGATTATAAAAAGTTTGTTGATGGCGTAGTTAATTTATGTGAAAATTTTAATTTGCGCGAAGATGACATTTTTTTAAATCCATCTAATATTGGTTATCATCCTGTACTTGGTTTGCGAATAATTGACTATGGTTTAACAAATGATAATCAATTACTTGACTTTTAAGTAATTTTATGATATAGTAAATTCAAGATAAGAAATTATCTTTAAAAATATAGTAAAGAGGAAAAGTATGAAATTTTACAGTGAAGAATCTTATCGTGCTTCTCAAGAATCAGAAACTATTATAACTGAAGAAGAATTTGGTTGTGGTTTTTGCTGGGATCGAAAAAAGAAGAAAGAAAAAGAATTATTCTTCCTAGATGCGGCAAACAATATGAGAATTTGTAATTATTGCCCGTCTTGTGGAAGAAAGTACAATGAAGAGTAAGATTCTTATCTTACTCTTCTTTTTTGTTAAAAGGAAGAAAATAGAAAAATCTTCTTTCTGATTACATACTTTTCTTGTGAAAGATATTTCAAATCTTGGAGGTTGCTATGAATAGTCTTAATCAAAATATTTCAAATAATGGTTTGTATAACAATGGATTGTATAATAACGGAATGGTAAATTACGGAGGTTTTAATCCTGCTCCAACTCAAAATAATTTTGGAGGAATAAATGCCTATAATTTACCCCATTATAATATTATTCAAGTAAACGGCCAGAAGGGTGCCGAAACATTACAAATGGCACCAAATAGTAAAGTTTTACTTTTAGATGAAACAGACCCATTAATTTGGTTTGTTCAAACAGATGGAGCGGGCTATAAAACAGTTACTCCATATTCAATTACTCCATATCAACCCGCGCCTCCTGTAGATTTAAACTCTCTTGAACAAAGACTTTCGATATTGGAGGAAAAAATAAATGCCAAATCCTATTCTGGAACAAATAAACAACGGAAGCAAAACAGCCGCAATGAACAATATGTATCAGTTGAAACAGCAGATACAACCAGCCAAGCAAGCATTGCGACAAATAATGAGTTTAAGTAACCCACAAGCAATGATGAACCAAATGCTAATGAATAATCCAAAAGTTCAACAAGCATTAAGTTTTATAAAGCAAACAGGGAATAACCCCCAAGAAGCTTTTATAAATTTAGCAAAACAAAAAGGTATAGATCCGCAAGAATTTATGAATGAATTAATGAGTCAGTAATTAATACTGACTCTTTTATTATGTTTAAAATCCGCAACGCGGATTTTTATTATATATAATAAAAATAAAGAGGTGTCCCTTATGAATGGTAATGAAGGATTAACTGCTTCCGATGTTGCTTTACTAGCCGGTAACAATGATGGCGGTTTTGGCGGTAATGGATGGGGCGGCATGATTTGGTTATTCGCTATTCTAGCTCTTATGGGCGGCTGGGGTAATGGCGGTTGGGGAGGAAATAATAATTTCGCTAACGCTATTGGCTATGAGAATTTAGCTACTTCTAGTGAAGTACAACGTGGTTTTGATAATCAAAATCAAATGGCCAATCAACGTGATATTCTAGCCGCAGTTAACGCTGGCACAGCTCAGGCTGTTTCTGCAACTAACCAAGCCAAGTATGATAACATTAATGTAGCTAAAGACATTCAGGCCGCGATCATTGCACAAATTGGTGACGTTCGTAGTAATCAAATGCAACTATTAGCTAATCAAAATGATTGCTGCTGCAGCACTAAGATGGCTTTAATGGATGGCTTTAATAATGTAAATGCCGGTATTGCTCAAGCTCGTTATGAGAATGCAATGAATACTGCCGCTATTAATCAAACTACTAATGCTGGAGTACAAAAAATTATTGATGCTATCACAGGTAATCGTATGGCTGATATGCAGAATCAAATTGATGCTTTACAGTTACAAAATGCTCTAAATGGCGTGGTACGTTATCCAAATGGTTGGACTTACAACGCCGGTAATAATCCTTTCTGCAACAATAATGGTTGTGGATGTAATGGATTTAATATGTAATAAACACCGAACACATTTAGTGTGTCTAGTTTAAAACAAAAGGCACTTGTTTTCGAGCAAGTGCCTTTTTTTTGTAGGAGGAATTAAAATGATTCAAGCTTATAGTGATGGCGTAACTGTTGCCGCTAATGGAACTTATCCTTTAAATAACGTCGTTTTTTTAAAAGGAAATACTGCTGTTGCGGCTGGAGCAGGTGGAGTTGCTTTAACAAAGCGTGGTATTTATAATGTACATGTTGATGGCTTTGCTACTCTAGCCGCAGCAGGAGATTATTCTATTCAACTTACTCGCAATGGTGTACCACTACCTCAAGCTATTAGCACGACTGCTCTCGCGGCCGCAGGCTCTGCGAATGGCGCATTTAACGCTTTAGTTGTTGTTGAAGAAAGTGATTGTCCTTGTAATTGGACTTCTGCAGCAGTTACTATTGGAGTTATTAATCCAAGTACAGTTGAGGCAACAGATGCTCATATTAATATTATTGTTTCTAAATTAATTTAAGGAGGGATGAGTTATGGCTCAAAATAATCAAGAACTACAAACTCTTTACTCCGAATTAATTAATAGAATGAAGCAAGGAGTAGAAATGCATGAGCAATTAGCTGATTATTATGCTTTTCTAAATCTTCCTGGCTATCAAAAATGTCATGAATATCAAATGCTTTGTGAATTATTAATGTATCGTAAAGCAAAAGATATGTACATGAAGGAGTATAATCAATTAGTTCAACCAACTTATATGGTTAGTGGCATGTTATCTAATATGGCTAATATGGCCAACAATAATAACATGACTAATAATAATACAAATAATAATAACAATAACAATTCTAACCAAATGAATCAAAACAATATGAATCATAATGGAATGGCGAGTATGGCCAATTCAGGTAAAAATTATGCTAATAATGTTATTCCACAAAATTGGTATAATTATACTCGTTATGATGTTGATGCAGGAACTAAACGTACTGCCGTAAAAGATGGATTTAAAAAATGGTTAGAATATGAAAAAGAAACTCGTCAATATTTATCTGAAATGGCAAGACGTTTAGAGCAAATGAATGAGCGTGAAGCCGCTCGTAAATTAGACCATTTAATCGAACATGTTGAAAAAGAAATTCAAACTGCTGAAAATAAAATGATGGATTTAGAAAGTACTGGATATGATATGGCTTATATTTTACAACAACAAAATGAATTACAACATCATTATGCTGAAAAGATCCGTACAATGAATGATAAAAACTTACAATTCCGTCGTCGCGGAGAAGGAAATTATGCTAATTATAATTTAAGTGATTATGATGATGAAGAGGAAGATTTTGAATATTATACTCATGAATATCCTCGTTATTATCGTAGATATTATAAATAAGGTATATAAAAATGATTAGACTTATTCAAAGACGTTTAATCATTCCTCGCGGCGATACAGGATCTTTTTCTGTTCCAATTTTAGGAACTATGTCTGAAACTGATATAGCAGTTTTTTCGATATTTGATCAACGTATCCGCAAAATAATTTTTTCAAAGTATGCTGATTTAGAAGAGCAAAATTTACAAGTTAACTTTTCACATATGGATACAGTTAATTTGAAACCTGGTAAATATGTTTGGGATATAAAAATTTATAAAAATCCGCAATTTATTGATGATAATTTAATTGGTGGAGATGAAATAAATTCTTATTATGCAGGTTTTTCTTTACCAGTTTGTGAAGTTAGAGAAACTGCGGATACTTATTTATGCGGGAAAAATAATAACATATTATTCCCAGATAAAATTAACTTTATTAATGATGCATTAAACGAAGTTAAAGAAATAGTCGCTCAAGCTGAAGAAAGTTCTAAACATTATCCAATTATTCAAAATAATTATTGGTATGTTTGGAATGTTGAACAACAAGGTTATATTAATACCGGAATTAAAGCTAACGGTGATAATAATGTAATTTCTGTAGAAGTTATTGATGAAGACACTTTAAAAATAATTTTTTCAGATGGCGGTTTTCAATATATTCCAATTTCTGGTGCTGAATTATTAACTCCAGAAAATTTAATTTATGATGGCGGTTCTATAGACGGAGACAATGATTTAATTTATGATGGCGGGTCTATAGACAATGAATACGATCCTGACAAAGATTTAATTTTAGATGCCGGGACTTTAGAAGGAGGGGATTAAAATGGCAGAAATAAGAAGAAATGTCAGAATCTTTCTAAAGAATGGGCTTGAAGAAAATTGGGAAAAAATTACTGATTTTATTCCTGGTAAAGGGGAAATGATTATCTATAATCCAGATGAACTTCATCCAAGACCAAGAATTAAAGTTGGTAATGGAGTAGATCTTCCTAAAGATTTGCCTTTTGTAATGTCAGAAGGCGATATAGATTTAAATAATATTATTGCCAATAGGGTTAAAGGAAAATTAACCTTTGGATCAGATGGAGCTTTTGTTTATGATGGCTCTACTGATATAAATGTACCAGTTTATACTGGTAACTTTGATATAAATTAATGGAGGGAAAAACTATGTCTGATTTTATCGTAAAAAATGTTAATGATGAACCCACTTTCGTTTTAGAGCAAGTTGTTGATCAAGCTTTAGTTAATGACGGACATATTCTTGTTGACGCAGCTACTAAAAATACTTTCGTAGATAAGAATATTCATATCGACTTAGAAGTTCCTAATGCTTCTGATCCAGTACTAGACGTAAATGATATTACTGGCTCTATTACTATGGGAACTGCAACAGATGGTGTTTATTCCCCAGTAGCAAATCTTTCCGGTAAAGTAAATGTAACTAATGCTGGTTGGATGACTGCTGGTGATAAAAATGTTTCTGAAAATAACGTAAAGATTGGTAAGGTCAATCAATCTACTTTAAAGAACGGTAATACTGCTATCGCTAGTGGTGCAGAAATTATTCCTGACGTAAGTGAAGATCAAACAATTAATATTACAGAAGGTTATGAAGCCGCACGTACAATTATAGTTGCTCCAATGGAAGATGGTCAAGCCGCTTCTGTAGCTTCTGGTAATGCTACTGTTTCTACTTTAACTTATACTGCTGATAGTGCAAATCACACATTTGATATCAGCGCGACAGAAACTATTCCAGCTCCTAGCGTAACTACTCCTGGTTTCATTTCTACAACTAAAGGTACTAAGACTGCTGGTACTGCTACTGTAGCAGCTACTGTTGATGAAGTTACTGTTGGTGTAACTGCTAGTGAAACTACCAAAAAGGTAAAGCCTGTTATTGCTCGTACAGCTAAGCCTTCTGGCGATGCATGGGTTGACGCTGCTTCTGGCGCCGCAACTACTTCTAAGCCAAGCGCTGGTGCTTATGTTCGTGTAGATGCAGCTGCTATCGCTGAAAGCGTAACCGCAACTGGTAAAGTAAGCCAAGCTGGTTATGGTACTACTACTGATTATCAAGCAGATACTGCTACCACTATTAATGTTGGTTCTAACGCAGCTGACAGTGCTTATGTACCAATTACTGCTGGTGCCGTAACTGCTAACGGCGCTACTGTTAGCTCTGTTGCTTTAGCTTATAATTCCACAGGCGGAAACTTTGATGTTACTGGTTCTGCTAATATTCCTGCTCCTACTGTTGGAACTGCAGGTTATGTTGGCAATGGTGTTGGAGCAGCTAATGGTTTATCTAATGGTGCTCAAGTTGCTGCTACTGTAGCTAAAGTTGGAATTGAAGCTTCTGTTACTGGTGGAGACGCAGTAACTCCTGTTATTTCTAAGGATGCTGCTACCAATGTTGATTCTAGTGCTGCTACTAAGTCTAAGCCTTCTGCTGGTTTCTATGTTGCAGTTAATACTGCTGCAGGTTCTTCTACCGTTAATGCAACTGCTGTTGTAACTAGTGCTGGTTATGGTACTACAACTAGTGGCCAATATACTACTACTCCAGCAAATAAGACTGTTACTGTTAATGCCGCTGGAACAACTTATGTACCAATTACTGCTGCTTCTTTCGCTAATGCTGCTACAAATGGTCATACTTATGAAGATATTTCTTCTACTGCTCCAATTCTTGTTAGCGATGATTATCTATATATTAATAAAGGTTATACTAATGACGTTAAGATTAGTCTTGCTCAATTAGTACCAGACGATGCCACTATTACTGCTGCTACTGGCGCAGCTTATATGTTAAGCGGACAAAGCGCTTATGATAGTCAAGGTAAGCTAGTTGTAGGTAGTATTCCTACTTACGCAGGCGCTTACACTATTGCTTAATTATCTCTTAATGTTGGGTTGCTATTTTAGCAACCCAACTACTTTTTATTACGAGAAAAAGGAGATGATTTTAAATGGGAACAATGAATAACGGTACTTCTTGGAATGATGCCGTTACTATTAATAAACAATCAGGTACGAAAATAACTCTCGATACAGATAGTAAATTTGTCGCAAAAGATATCGAGTTAACTATAAACGTTCAAGCGGGTTCTGCGGCGACCCCTAATACAACAATTACTGCAAATCCAACACTTTCTGTAAACAGCTCAACAGGTGTTGTAACAGGTACAGTAAGCGCAACAAAAAGCGTAACTCCTACTGTCAGCGCGGGTTATATTTCCACAGGTTCCGCAGGGACGATGACAGTTAGCGGCAGTAAAACGCTATCGCTAGCAACGCAGGCCGCTCAGACCATTACTCCAGGTACGACCAACCAGACAATCGCGGCAGGCAAATACCTTACCGGTGCGCAGACCATCGCGGGGGATAGCAATTTAGTCGCTGCCAATATCGCTGAAGGAATTACAATATTTGGAGTTGTTGGGACACATAGTGGTGCCGAAGAATTACCGAGTGCAACGGGGGTGAGTTTTTAATGGCAGCAGAACTTGTTAATTTTTATAGAAATTATAATAATTCTGATATTACTAATCAAGTAATACCTTTGACAACATATCCAGCAAGTATATGGGATGCACCGGAAGGAAAAAGATTTAAAGAATGGAATACTTTAAATGATGGAAGTGGAATAGGTCATAGCCCAGGAGAGTCATATTCTAACGATGCTTTTGCTTATTACGCAATTTGGGAAGAACAAGAATATGTTGAATATATAACAGATAATATTCAATTAACTTCTATCGCCGATGCTATTCGCGCAAAAGGCGGTACATTCGCTTCTTTGGTATATCCAAATGGATTTATAAGTGCGATTGATGCGATTGAATTAGGAATAGATACTTCCGATGCAAATGCTACCGCGAGCGATATGTTAAGTGGAAAAACCGCTTATGTGAATGGTTCTAAAGTTACTGGTAATATTCCAAGCAAATCTTCAGCCAATCTAACTGCTTCGGGTGCGACCGTTACTGCGCCCGCGGGATATTATTCTACCGCCGCTATCAAGACAATCGGGAGTGGTTCTACCACACAAAATGCGCCGACCGTCAATTCATCTACAGGGCTTGTTACAGCGACCGCCACAATTACAGCAGGCTATCAAGCAGCAGATACCAAAAGCAACACACTGCAATTGACCACACAGGCGGCGCAGACGATAACCCCTGGCACAACCAATCAAACAATTGCTGCTGGAAAATATCTGACTGGCGCACAGACGATCAAGGGCGACGCAAATTTGACTGCGGAAAATATTGCGCAGGGCGTGAGCATTTTTGGTGTTACTGGGACACATAGCGGGGGTGGTGGCGGTGGTGGCGCAGACCCTACAGACTTTATAGAAAATCATGATATATGGACGAGTTATACCAATTTGGGCGCGTCTAAAATAGCAAAGGGAGCGTTTTACAGTTGCACCAGCCTAACCAGTATAAGTTTCCCAGCGTGTACGGCTATTGGCGACTTTGCGTTTGTCTACTGCACCAGCCTAACCAGTATAAGTTTCCCATCATGTACGACTATTGGTAGCAATGCGTTTTCCACTTGCTCCGGGCTAGTCAATCTGAGTTTCCCATCATGTACGACTATTGGCAAGTTTGCGTTTGCCTACTGCACCAGGCTAACCACTGTGAGTTTCCCATCATGTACGACTATTGGCAGCTATGCGTTTCAGAAATGTTATAAACTAATATCTTTATACCTAACCGGTTCTTCCTATGTAGCTTTAGCGCGTTCGAACGCCTTCTCCTCAAACCCAATCGGTGGTTATTCAGCATCTGCAGGTCGATATGGTTCTATTTATGTTCCTGCTTCCATGTTATCAAATTACAAAACCCGCACCAACTGGACGTATTTCTCAAGTAGATTTGTCGGCGTATAACCTACGCCAAGGAGTTAAAGGATTATGAAATTACAGATATTAATACCTCAATATAAAGAAACCAACGAGATTTTAAAACCCCTGCTCGACAGCATTGCACTACAGCAGTCCGTCCCCATGGACGAAATTGGTGTAGTTATCTGCAACGATGGGTCAGACACTTATTTGACAGAAAATTTTTTAAACAGCTATCCCTTTAAGGTAGAATACCATAAAGAACCGCACAGGGGCGTATCTGCCACGCGCAACGCCTGTCTGGACTATGCCACAGCAGATTATATTATGTTCTGTGATGCGGACGATATGTTCTACAATTCCTGCGGCATGTGGATATTATTCCGCGAGATGGAAATGGGTTTTGACAGTCTTGTATCTGTATTTGTAGAAGAAACCCGCAATCCAGAAACCAAGCAGGTTGAGTACATTAACCACGAAATGGACAGTACCTTTGTCCACGGCAAGGTTCACAGACGCCAGTATTTAATTGACAAGAAGATTCGCTTCAACAACAACCTCACCATTCACGAGGACAGTTATTTCAACATATTGGCGCAGAACCTATCCGAAAACGTGAAGTATTGCACCACACCATTCTATCTCTGGAAATGGCGGGATGAATCAGTCTGTCGCCACGATCCAAAGTATATTCTTAAAACCTATCGTAACATGCTTGACAGCAACGATGCGTTGGTAGATGAATTCCTAAGTCGTGGGATGCAGGATAAGGCGATGTTCTTCTCAGCGCTTATGATATTTGACGCCTATTATACCATGAACAAGCCCGAATGGATTGATCAGGAGAATCAGGAATACAGAAACAGTACAGAATTGCGGTTTGCAGATTATTATAAAAAGCATAAGGATAAATGGGACGCAATTCCTATCAATGATAAAATGATGATTTCAAACCAAGTACGCTCCCGCAGCGTCATGGAGGGTATGCGTATGGAGGCCATAACTATTGATGGCTGGCTAAAACATATAGAAAAACTTGGAGGTATAGAATAATGGCTATTGTAGTTGAAAGAATTGAAGGTTCTACAGATTTAATTAAGACTTATAGTGATAAAGGCATGATGATTCAGCAAGAACAAACCGGTGATATGTACGGCGAAGCAATTGACGTTGACTATGCCGGTTACACATACGTTGAAACAGATATTCCAATTGAAGCAGATGAAGAAAGCACTGATAGCGAAATTCTCGATATTCTCTTAGGAAGGGAGGGCGAAAGCGATGAGACAGAAGATAACTAAACAACAGGCGCAACAAATGCGTCAAATTATCGTTCAGGAAAGTGCGAATCTTGAAGATGAAACCGCAATGAATGTGCCTTATTTCTTCCCTGCATGGGAAGAAGGCGTTACCTATGAAATTGGCGACCGCAGACGCTATCAAACTACCTTGTATAAATGTATTCTCGCCCACACCAGTCAAGCCGACTGGACACCCGACGTTGCGGTAAGTCTTTGGGTGCGCGTGGACGAACCCGGCGAAGAATGGCCTGAATGGGTACAACCAGTTGGCGCGCAAGATGCTTATGCGAAGGACGCAAAGGTCAGCCATAATAGTGAGCATTGGACTAGCACTGTAGATAATAATGTTTGGGAGCCTGGAGTTTACGGATGGGATAAAGCATAATTGAATAAGGAAGTGAGAAAGATGTCCGAACGTAGACGCACAAGAGACTTGCTTCTTGAATACGATCAAACAATAATACCATTTAGACCTCATATAGCAGGTTTAAATTATATTTACAATTGGGGTTCTAAAGTACCCTTAAATGATGAAAGTACTTTAGAACCTCCAATTCCACATCAAAAAAATATTCAAATTGTTTATCCTTGGGAAAATATTTCTTTATCTATTTTTTCAAAACAATTATATCAAGTAGCTATTATAAATGGCTTTGTTGGAACTGAAAAAGAATTTTTAGATAGATTTGTTAATTATGTTTCAGATAAGCAAATTATATTTGAAGACTATATAAATTTCCCACAATATGGTTCTACAGCCAAATTATATTTTGCTTTAGATGAAAAAATTTTATATTATTGGGATAATGAATATATACCAGTTAATGCAATGCTTATTGCTAATACTATAATAGATGGGGGTGAAGCATAATGGCGCAAAATAATGTAAGAGCAACTCTTATTCTTCGTAATGACTTAGCAGCGACATGGGCTTCTCGAAATCCTATTTTAGCTAAAGGAGAACTTGGCGCAGAAATTGACACAGGTTTATTAAAAATTGGTGATGGAACCAAACATTTTAATGAATTAGATTATATCAACAATCATAGCGCAGAAGATGGAGTATTAGTTACTTCTGTTAATAATAAACTTACTGTTGCCGATTATGGAAAATCTTATTGGAAATATGATGCTAATGAAGATGCAGAAATTAAAATTACTGAACCAGATTTAAGTAAATGGCCTTCTTCCATAGAATTACAAGTTAAAAACGGAGTTGCTCGTTGGGTTGAATCAAAAATTGACTATGATCCATTTAGAGGAACAATTAATGGAGCTTTAATTACTTTACAACGAGATCCAATTGCAAGCAATGAAGCTTCTACTAAATCATACGTTGATTCAGCAATAGCTACTCAAATAGCAAATATAAATTATTTAAAACGAGAAATTGTTACTGAATTACCAACTAATAACTTTAATACTAATACTATTTATATGATTAAGGACAATAGCTCTACTGGCCCAGATCAATATAAAGAGTATATGGCTATTGATGGAGCATTAGTTCAAATTGGAGATACTTCTGTTAATTTAACAAATTATTTACAAAAACCTCAAGAAGGAAATTTTACTGAAGGACATTTACCAATTTTTTCTTCTGACGGCTCAATTATTGATAGTGGAGTTTTAGCTTCTGATGTTAATAAACTTTCTATTGCTACTGCGACTGTTTTAGGCGGAGTTTATTCTTCTAATTTAGATAATAAAATTTCTGTCGATGCTTTAGGAATTATGGAAGTTAATAGAGTAGCTACAGATAAACTTTTTGTTCCTGATGGAAGTGAACTTATCTTAAATGGCGGAACAGCTTAAGGAGGGAAAATAAATGGCAACTAAAACTTTAAATACGAGAATTCAATTAAAATATGATACTTTAGATAATTGGATTGCTAGCGCGCGAACTACTCCTCCTTTTATACCTTTAAAAGGTGAAATTTGTATTGTAGAAATTCCTAGAACTGATGATACACAAGGAAATAGAGCCGAATATTTAGATCCTCCAGCAATAGGAATTAAAGTTGGCGATGGAACTAATAAATTTTTAGATTTACCTTGGATACAAGGACTAGCAGGAGATGTATATGGTTGGGCTAAACAAGTTAATCCTCCTACTGCAAGTCAATTAATTTATGATTCTGTAAATAATGAATCTATCAAAACTAAAATTGATTCTATTGTAGGTTCTTTACAAACAGATACTGATACTCAGTATAGAATTGTTCAAGGAACTGGAGATAATTTAAATAAATATTATTTACAAAGTAAAAATAAAGATGACGCTACTTTTTCAGATTCTATTACTGAAACAGCCTTTTTAGATCTAACTGATATTGTTAATTCTATATCTAATTTAGGAACAGCTGCAAATGCAACTGTCGCGACAGGATCTATTGTAGATAATGATTCTAGTACAGATTTAACCACTAAACAACAAGTCGCATCATACGTAGCAAGTAAAACCGCAGGCTTAGCCCATGCAATGCATTATAAGGGCGCTGTAACTGCTAATCCTGTTGAAACAGCACCTTCTGGAAGCTATGTTGAGGGTGATGTTGTTGTTTTCAACAATTTTGAATATGTATATGATGGAACTACTTGGAGAGAATTAGGCGCGGAAGGAAGTTATGCAGTTAAAGGTAGTATTACAAAAACAGATTTGGATTCTAATTTACAAGCTGAAATTGATAATAAAGTAGTAAAAAATGGTACAGATCGTTTAATGACTGCCGATGAAGGAACTAAATTAAGTGGCGTTGAAACTGGAGCACAAGTTAATACTCTTGAAAAAATTACTGTTCCTTCAGATTCTGGTACTGGCGCAGATAAAGAATTAACTATTACTAATAAAACTGTAAAACTAGCAAAAATTGCTGAAACAGGCAATGTTAATAATTTAATTCAATCAACTGGAGATTATTTGATTTTATATTGCGGAGACGCAGATGAATTAATTTAACTTCTTAAAGGAGGTTAATAATATGATTGATGAAAATATTCTTATTTATGAACCAGAAATTGATATTCCTGAAAATTGGGAATCTAATACGATATTAATTCGAGATGGTAAAGGCAACATTATAGAGCGTGAAATTCCTGATGATATAGAGGAGGAATAATTATGCTAAAAACTATTCAAATTAAAGATACTGATAAGCTAGTTGCCGTAGCCCAGTATTTAACTAAGTACGTAAAAATTTTAAAGGCGTCTGAAGTTTTTGATGACGCCTTTAAAACTTATATTATAGAATGGCAAAAAGAACATAATTTAACTGCTAATGGAATTATTAATGATGATGATTGGCAAGTAATTGCGAAAAAATTGCCAACTTGTTCTACCAGTAAAAATAAAAAAAGTGTATATACTTGCGCAATTCAAATTTTAATTGGTGGATTAGAAGTCGATGGCGACTATGGTTCTAAAACCAAAAAAGCGGTTGCTGCTTTTCAAAGCGCTTGTGGCCTTAATGTAGATGGTATTTGCGGTCCAAAAACTTGGAATGCCTTAATTATTGGAAATTCTATTCTTCCATCTACTGATAAAGTTTTAAATGACTGTGTAAAATATTTACAGTGGGATCCAAAATGGAAGAATGTTAAATATAGTACTCATACAAGTAAACAAACTATTGGCAATAGCGGTTGCGGAACAACTTCAATGGCTATGATACTTGCTACTTGGGAAGATTCTAAAATTACTCCAGTAGAAACAAGTAAATGGGCTGTTGATAATGGATATAGAACTTATGATAGTGGAACTGATTGGGATTTTTATAAATGGATTTTCAAAAAATTTGATTGCTTTGAAAAATATATTGAAACATCTAGTATTGTCACTCTTGAAGCCGCACTTCGTGAAGGTGCTCTCGCGGTTTGTAGTATGAATTCAAATGATAATAAATTTTGGACTTCTCAAGGTCATTTTATTGTCGCTCGCGGAGTAGATAATATATATTTCTATGCGAATGACCCAAATAAAGATACTACTCCAAGAAAACAAGAAAAATCTAAATTTAAGAAATGTTTAAAACAAGCATTTATTTTTTGGCCTTTAAGAAATAATAATCCTCAAAAGAAAGAAACAAAAGTTGATATAGAAGGTCCTATTGAAACTGATCCAATTATTGATGAAGAAATTATTATTGAGCCTTTACCATTTATTGAAGAATCTAATTTAAAAGGAAAAATAATTGATATTTCAAAATGGCAAGGAAAAATTGATTTTAATAAATTAAAAAATGAAGTTTCTCTTGTTATTACTCGTGCATCTTGTGGCTCTGATAAAGATATTAAATTAGATGAATATGCTAAGGAAATGATTAAATATAATATTCCATTTGGAGTATATTGTTATTCTTATGCAAGTACTGCAGAAAAAGCTAAAGATGAAGTAAGAAAAATGATTGAATACTCTTCTAAATATAATCCATTATTTTATGTAATGGATGCTGAAGAAGCTAAAATAACTAATTTAGCAATTAAAACTTTCGCCGCAGAATTGCGCGCGCAAGGTATTAAAAAAATTGGATGTTATGTAGCGCATAACCATTATAATGATTATAATTATTCATCTGTAAAAGATTTATATGATTTTACTTGGATACCACGTTATGGTAAAAATAATGGAACAGTTGAAGGCGGAGTTAAACCAGCTTTTGAATGTGACTTGTGGCAATATACTAGCACAGGAAAGATTGCTGGCATTAAAGGTAATGTTGATATGAATGTTACTATGAATAAGGATAAAGATATAAAATGGTTTTTAAATAAATAATTGGCTGAAAATGATGCCAAGGAAGTGATTTTATGGCGAATGACAAAACCATAAATACGAGAATTCAGTTGAAAATTGATACTGAAGAAAATTGGAAAAAGTCTGTTTTAAATTCTACAAATCTTGAAATTGGTCATCCTGATGGTAAAAAAACAAGTGGAACTTCTTTCGTGCCTAAAAAAGGTGAAATAATTATTTATGCTAAAGATAATTCTTATGAAGCTCCTAAATTAAAAGTTGGTAATGGAATAGATAATATTTTAATTTTACCTTTTATAGACGCAGGAACTGTAAATGGAAAACAAGTTGAGCAAAACATTACTTTAGAAGCTAAACTCACAGATACAGCTCTTGAAAAATTAACTTCAAAAGGAGATATACTCTATTATAATGGTGCAGAAATTGATTGTATTAATATTGGCTTAGACAATTATTTTTTAACTATTGAAAATGGACTTCCCGTTTGGACTGAAATTTCTAAAGAAAATTTTGATTTAGAAAATGTATTAAATGAAACTCAAGTTACTTTAATAAATTGGGATTCTAAAGATAATATTTTATTTTATAAAAAAGGAAATTCTTTAGAAAATATTTTAAAAATAGTCGGAGAAAATATTGATATAAGCACAATAAATGATAATAATATTAATAAATTAACCTTAGGATTACCTACTGCTTCTGAGAATCAAAAAGGTGGTATAAAAGTTGGCTCTGGTTTAACAATGAACGAAGATGTTCTTAACCATTCTAACTCTATTACTCCAGGAATAATATCTGGAGGTAGTGAAAATAATCAATTATCTTTTGGAGATAATTTTACTATTCCAAAAATAACTTATGATGGTCAAGGACATATTACAGAAGTTGATACTACAGAATTAACTTTACCAGCTAGCTCTCCAACCGTCGCGCAAAAAAATACTAAAACTGATAAATGGCGGAAACTTTTATTACATCGTAATGAAGATTCAATATCTGATTTTGAGACTGAAGATACTATTGATGAAGTTTTTCATGCTAAAGATATTTCTGCACAGGCTTCTTCAGGCACTATTCGCGCGAATAGATATAGAGTTGCAAATGAAGTTGAAATATATTACAATTCAGAGGATAAAAGTTTAGATTTTATTTTCTTTGATGAGGAGGAAGAATCATGAGTTTAATAATGTGGCTTCCTCTTACAGAAGATTTACATAATCAAGGATGTAGTATTATAACAGAAATTACCAATAATAATATTGATTTTTCTTTTCCTGGAAAAGTTGGTGAAAAATGTTTAACTGGACAAAGTCAAAATAACACAGTAGAATTAACTTTAAATAATTTAGAAAATATCTTAGCTAATGGTAATTCTTACTCTTTGACTTGTTGGTTTAAACTTCAAGGTAATGCTAATGAAGATTGGATTATTAAATTAGGATTAAATAATTGTGGATTAAAATGGTCTAAAATTACTAATCAATTAATTTGGTATGAAAATAATGCGGGAGAAGAAATAGCAGGTGAACAAATAGCTAATGATTACTTTAATTGGCATCATTTAATTATTTTAATAAATAAGACAATTAGTTCTAAAACAATTATTAAAGTCTTTGTAGATGGTTCTTTAATTAAAAAAAAGAATATAACTGTTGGAAATATTCAACCTATTGGAAATAAAATAACTATATACCCCTATATAGCTTGTTTAAATGATATTCGTTTTTATAATCATATGCTTTCTAATGCAGAAGCTAAAGAAATTTCTCAAGGTCTTATTCTTCATTGGAAATTAAATAATTTAAATATAATTGAACCAGATTCTTCTGGTTTTCATAATAAAGGAATTGTGTATGGTAATATAACCTCCTCTTCTGATTTAAATAATTTTTATAAAAGATATAGCAAAAGTGTTCATTTTAATAACCCATCTTATATAACAACAAAGCCAAATTCCTTTGAATGGTGGGATTATAAAAAAGGTACTATAGCTTATTGGGCAAAACCTACAGAAAATTTATCTTCAAATTTATTTATAAATAATAAATGGCAACATTATGTATGTGTTTTTAATAATAATACTATTAAACAATATATTAATGGAGAGCTAAAATTTACATCAAATATTGATTTAAAAAATGATTATAATTTTTCAGAGATGTATTTTACTGTAGGATTAAATTTTTTTGAATATGATGAAAATAATGAAAAATATTATATTAAAAATTTTATTGGAGATTTAAACGATGTTCGTTTTTATATAACTTCATTACTTGACTTTGATATTAAAATGTTATATAATATTAGTATGAGAATAGATAATTTTGGACAACTTCATACTTTTGAATATATAGAAGATGAAAAAGAACAAAATACTCGTGGAGGAGTATTACGAACTCATAAATTAGAAGAAAATAATGCTCTACAAGCTAAAATTAAAAAAGAAGGATGGTTATCATCTAATTTTATTGAAATATAAAGGAGGCTTACTATGGCACAATTAAAAAGTACAATAGTCTCTGGAGATTTATCAATTACAGATTCATTAAATGTAAGAGATATTTTATGTTCAAATACTGCGCGTTTTTTAAGAATTTATGCAAAAGATCAATCTAATGGATTAAATTTTACTCTTGGAGAAAAAAATCAAATATTAACTTCTAACGGTAAAGAAGTTTATTGGCAAACTTTGGCTCCAAATATCTCATTAATTGATGGTACTAGCAATGAAGCTCCTAAAATTAATGTAACGGTAGGTGGAAAAACTGGAGAACCAAAAAAATTAACAATTGCTACTGATGAATATTATGGAGTTACTAAATTAACAGATATTTACGATTCTAATGATAATAAATTAGCTACAACTGGGCAAGCTTTATCTAATGCAATTAATAGTTTAAATTATGAAATAACTTCTCAAACTGATAAAACTTTAACTAATTTTAAAATTGAAAATGGGAAAATAAGTACAACCTTTAGTGATATTTCTATTAATTCAAATCAAATAAGTAATGTAGTACCTATTGAAAAAGGCGGTACAGGTTTAGATCATGTAACATATAATTCAATTTTGTATGTTAACGAAAGTAATGATATTTCAACATTTCCATCTAAAAATGGAGTTTTATATTCTACCGCAGATCAAGCTTCTTTATCTTGGGGCATTCTACCAATTGCGCAAGGCGGTACTGGCGCGACAAATGCCAAGGACGTTAAAAGCAATTTAGGATTAGGTCCTTTTAATTTAAACTTCTCTGTTTATGATTTCCCTGATCAAATAAATTATAAATGGGGGATTGGAGCAACAGTACAATCTTCAGCCGAAGTAAATAAACAATACACAAATGAAGAAATTTGTTTAATTCCTACAGATAATGGTTTAATTTTAAAAACTGAAAATAAAGAAATTTGGAAATTTAATATAACTACTGAAAATATTATTGCTTCTGTAACACCTCAAGAGGATGATAGTGATTCAGAACTTTTAAGTTATAAAATATTATATAAAGATAACGATAAAAATTCTGTTGGTTCTCCTTCTAAACCAATTTATATAAATCAAAATGGTGAAGCTATTGCTTGTAATAATTCATTAGATTTAAATATTTCTGGTAAGTCAGCTTCTTCAGATCAATTAACTACAAATGCCGGAGATGGAGAACAACCAATTTATTTTAATAATGGAATACCTGTTCAAACTTCTTATTATTTAAAAGCGAATATTAAAGATGGTTCAGATAATTTTTTACCTGAATATACAAATAATGGAAGAACTTTATCAGAAGGAAATATTTTAAAATTTTCTAATATTGATAGTGATGAACTTAATTTAGAAAACGGATATTTAGCAGATGATTTTTTAGAAGCTTTAATCAAATATATTCCTGAGAAATACACTTTTAAAAATAATATTACAAATTTAATAGGCTCGCTAATTTTTCCAAATAAAATTTTTCCAGGTATTCTTATTGGAAATATAAGCAAAAATATTAATCAATATTCTAATTTACCAGAATATTCAACTTTTATTTTTCATGGCCCAGAAGGTGATTTAGAAGTATTTGGTTCTTCTCAAGAAGATGGAGAAACACTTCATTATTATCATAAAACATATTTAAATAATAAAAATTATAAAACTTGGACTGTTTCACATACAGGAGAAGAAGCTACTGGAACATGGGATATTAATGTTTCAGGAAAAGCTCAAACAGCGATAAATGATGAAGATGGAAATCAAATTACTTCAACTTATTTAAAATTAATTGGAGGAACTATGACTTCAGGAGCTAAAATTACTATTAAATCTGTTGGAACAGCTTCTTTTGATCCAACAAAATATCCTTCTGAAGCATCAGTAAAAAATTATGCCTTAACAGGTGGAATTGAGTTACAAAACGAAGATAACCGAGATAATGATTACTTAACTAGTAATAATGATGGAAATATTGCTTATGCACCAGGAATTAGTTTTAATTGGCGAGGGAAATATGCTAAAAAATTAAGTTTATTTCAAAATAAATTATATTTAGATAATAAAGAAATTTTAGTAGATGTTGCTAGAGTCGATCAAGGAGGAACTGGAGCAACTGATGCACCTACTGCAAGAAATAATCTCAATGTTCCTTCAAAAGAAGGCTCTGGAGCAGAAGGAATTTGGGAAATTAGCGTAAATGGTTATGCTAAAAGTTTAGAACCTTTTTCAGATATTTCTTCGTCAGCAGATTTAACAACAACAAATAAATATGATTTATTTCCTAAAGAAAAATTAATTAATTTTTACTATAAAAAATCTTCAGATGATAATGATAAATATGGTGTAAATTATTTAGGATTTTTATATAATAATGAAGATTCAACTGACCAAAAATATGGCAGTTTTCTTGTATTACGATATAATATTCTTAATTTTTTAGAAATCAATAATGGCAGTTCTACATTGCATGAAATTATTACAAATAATCAAGACCAAATTTTTACAGGTGATAAATCATGGGGTTCTAATGGTGCAGGCGGCTTATTAAATGGTAAAGCTATAAATGGTGGTATTGATAGTATTCGTATTGGAGACGATGTTTGGCTTGGAGACTGCAATAATCCAGGCATTTTAGGAATAAAATCTACTGGAGATAATTGTGGATTTTATTTTTACGATAATAATAAAAATAAAATAGGAGAATTTTATTGTAAATTAGAAAATGGCCGATATAACTTTTATTCTAATAAACCATTAACAGTAATAAATAGAGGTCTTAGTTCTTTTATAAATGAATTAACTTCTAAGGATGCTGCAGTAAATATTGAATATTCTGGAACTTTTAGTCCGGCTTATTATTATCCATGGATTAATCAAAAAGGTTCTAATAGAGTTTTTAGTATGGGTTTCAAAGATAAATCTTTGTATATTTTAAATATTTCAAATAAACAGGATAGAGGAGAAAATTGGGATGATAGCATAGATTATAAATGGGAATTTAAAGATGATGGAATTTTATATGGAAATTTCAATGGAAAACTTACTGGAAATGCTTCTTCCGCTTCTACTTTAACAATTTTAGATGGTAAGCAAAATCAAAACACTGCTCCAAATAATTATAATAATAATCTTATTTTTCAAGGAATTAAAGAAAATGCTTCTATTGATAGTCCTTCTACTGTAAATTATTCTTGTTTAATTGGTTTAAGAGGAGGAAACTCAGAATCTCATGAATTAGCTTTTAATAGTAATGGAATTTATCGACGTCAAGGCTCTGTAAGTACTTGGGGAAATTGGGAAAAAATAATTACATCAGGAAATTATACAAGTTACACAGTGGCAAAGTCAGGAGATACAATGACTGGAGTATTAACTGTTCCAGCTATAGAATTAGGTAATCAAGCTTCGGGGCATGGAGGTTATATTGATTTTCATTATAATGGTTCAGCCGCGGATTTTACAAATAGAATTATTGAAAGTAGTTCTGGTAATTTAACAATATCAGAAAATTTAACTATTCAAAAAAATCTTACAGTTAATGCCTCTAATGCAACTGGTGGAGGACTTATATTATCTGATGATGGAGATATAGTTGATTTAAATGATGCTTATTGTTCTATGCGTTTTACTAGCGGTGTACGTATTTTTTCTAGTAATCGAGGTGGCTCTGCTGTTATTACTCTAGGAAGTAATGGTACAATTTCTGCAAATAATTATATTTATAGCGCTTCATATGTCCAAGCTGTTAATACTATGTATATTAATTCTGGTCCTTTAAATATAATGTATAATAATACTTGGTATCCAGTCATACAAAATCATGGAAATGGTAATACAAGTTTTAATGCTGCAAGTGGTGGTATTTATTACGGCTATAGTAATACTTCACATCAATATTTTTATACAAATAGTTCTTGGAAACAATATATAAATGAAGATCATACTTACTTTATAAGTCGAACTGCCGTAGATAATCCCCATAATGGATGTGCTATTGAAATTCGAGAAGTAAATGAAGTAGGCGCAAGTCAAGACTCTATTGCTTATGCTCCTAGAATAGGTTTTCATTGGGGTGGTCGTGTAGCAGCTTATTTAGCTTTACAAGCTAATGGAGAATTTAAATTAGGTAGAGAAAATGATTATTACCATTTAAATGTTGGAAAATTAATTACACAAAGAAATGTTTATCCGTCTATTCACGCACAAAGAACTGATGCTGGAGAAACTAGTATATATTTATCAAATAATACTGCTGGTTGGGCTATTGGTCTTAATGTTTGGAGTATTGGAGCAGGTGGTTTTGGTATAGGTCAATATTCTGGCACTGGCGGTTCGACTTGGCGTTTTAGAATAGATAATAGTGGATATTGTTATACAAATAGTTATTTAAATCTTGGTGGAGGTCATGAAGGCAATGCTTCTTCTCCTCCATATGTATGGGGATTAAATGGTGGAGATACTTTTTTACGTACTTATTTAACTTCAAGTTTAAGTGTTAATTATGCTAATTCTGCTAATTATGCTAATTCTGCTGGTTCTTGTAGTCAAGTGGATTTTAGTTCTGCATCTAAAGTAAAATTTAATGGTGCACCAAGTAGTTTTAGCGCTACATTAGCTATTGTAGTTACTGGTACTGATAATGTTGAAAGAACAATTTATTTTACACCAACCGGAATAAAATATCTTGTTGGCGGCAATACTCAATGGACAAAATAATAGAGGAGAAATAATTATGGGATTTGTATTAGAAAAATATACTAATAATATGGCAGGACTTAGAGTTTCTTTTTATGGAGACTCAAATACTAAAGAATATTTTAGCGGAGATAATGCGATAGATGCTTTAAATTATTTTAATCTATATATTAAAAATAATCAAATTTATTACAGAACAGAAGAAGAACTTGTTTTATCTGAAGCAGGCATTTCAACTGTTGCAGAAGCAGAACAACTTCGTCTAGAACTTAATGAAATTATTGGAGAAATGACAGACGAAGAAGCTATAGAACGATCAATTCTTTTCCCAACTTGGAAATCTGGAAAAGAATATACAATTAATGAACGTATTCGCTATGGTGGCCGTATATTCAAAGTTCTTCAAAATCATACTTCTCAAGAAGATTGGACACCTTCTCGCGCGCCAAGTTTATTCGCAGAAATTTTAACAAGTGAAACAAGAGAACCCCAAGAATGGCAACAACCAACTTCTACTAATGCTTATTTAACTGGTGATAAAGTTATTTATGATGGAAAAATTTATAAATCATTAATTGATAATAACACCTGGGCGCCAGATGCTTATCCTGCTGGTTGGGAATTAATAGAATCAGATACAGAGGAACAAGAGCCTGAAGAACCAACAATTCCAGAATGGCAACAACCTGATTCGACAAATCCATATAAGACCGGAGATAAAGTAACTTACAATGGTCAAATCTATGAATCTACAGTAGATAATAATGTATGGGCTCCTGATGCATATGGTTGGTCTTTAATTGAATAATGAAAGTAAAAGCCAGAATAATGAACTAATAAACTCACTTCTTTTAAGAAGCATAAGTCATTATTCTGGCTTATTATTTTTTAAAAGGAAGTGATATTATGGCACATATAATGACCAAACGTGGTTCTCAAGATAATATAATTACTTACGAACATTATTGTGATACAATGGAAGACCGAGCAAGTATTAATCCTAATGAAATTACTTTAGGCTCGGTATGTATTGTTGTAGAAGGAGAAAGTGGAGGTCTTGAAGCTTATGTGGCAAATAGTCACAAAGAGTGGAAAGAAATCTAAAGGAGGTAACTTATGGATATTTTAGACATTCTAATAGCCAAAAAGAAATCCTTTACAGGAGAAACAGAAAAATTAACTCGTCAAGCTAATGAAGCTATGGCAAAAGCTAATGAGGTCGCAGCAAAATTAGACCAAGCAGAAGAAATCCTTATTGCCGCACAAAAAGCACAATCTGCGGCGGAAACCGCAAATACGCGAGCACAAGAAATTGCTTCTAATTTAGAAGAAATGAAAGAAGAAGTAACTTCTGCCGCAGGAGAAGTAGTTGATGAAAAAATTGCTCAATCTACTTCAGCTTTACAATCTGAGATAGATAACGCAGTTACTGATGTAACAGTAGAAGATGAAAATACTTCTTCTTATAAAAGTAAGAAAGCAAAAGTGCGGAAAAAGGGTATTTTAAATTCTTTTAATATTATGAAAAATTATACTTCTACAGGTTCTAACGAAGATGGAAGTATGACCCAAAAAGCAATAACAAATGCTTTAAGCAATCAAAAAACCGATTTAGAAAATAAAATTAATAATATTTCAATTTCCGGTGGCGGTTCTGGAAATATTTCAGGTAATATTTCGGCTGCGGACGAAGGTTCTATTGTTTCTATAGATGAAAATGGTAATATTATTCCAAGCTCTATTACAGAAGCAGATGTTATTTTAACGCAAATTATTTCTGGAACTTATAAGAATAATAACATAGTAGGACTTGAATTAGATTATGCTAATAAAACTTTTACTCGTTTACAAGGGGCCAAAAATTTAACTGCTGGTCAAGATTTTGATCAATTTAAAATGTATGGCGGGCGCAAACGTTGTGTAGTAGATCAAGAAGGAAATATTGAATATTTCTTGACTGGAGAAGAAGATCCAGAAACTTTAATTAATAAGCGTATTATGGTATATCAGCCCGCTTTTTATTATCTACGAGTTCCTCTATCTGTTTCTAAAGTTTCTAATGGAATCAAAATTAATAAAGAACAATTGTATTTAGCTGATCAAAAATATGCTGGTTTTATTTTACATCCATTATTTAGAAATGAAGAAGGAAAAGCTTTGCGTTATGTTTTATTACCTGCTTTTGAAAGTGGCACGTATCGAGTAAATTCTAATTCTTATGAATTAAATGATTCTCAAAATGTTGATTTAGAAAACGATTGTTTAGTTTCTATTATTAATACTAAACCAATTAGTGGTCAATCTCAAGAATTTACTTCTTCCGCGGCAAAACGTATGTGTGAAAATAATGGTGAAGGTTGGAAGATGACAAATCTTGAATTTGAATCTGCTAATCAAATGTTAATGATGGTTGAATTTGGTCGTCCAAATATTCAAAATGCTTTTAATGTAGGTATAACTCAATTATCTTCTACTGTAGGATTAAATTATGCTTGTAATACAGGTTCTACTTTATCTTTAGGAAATAATTCTGGTCAAGCAATTGCTACAATAAATGTTCGTAATGGAAATTCTTCAACTTATACAACTACTGGACAATGCGCAATTTCTTATAGAGGCATGGAAAATCCTTATGGTAATATGTGGAGATTTATTGATGGAGTATCTGTCATAAATAATATTATAACTTATAAAGATAAAATTATAGATTTTAAATTAGCTTCAGAAAAAAATTGGATTAATGCTTTTGGCTATGATGAAAATCATCTTTGGGTGTTTTTACCAATAGAAGCTTCTTCTAGCGCAAATAGTAATCTTCCAATTGGAGATTATTATTATCCAATAACTAACGAAAATACTAATTACGGAGGAATTATTGGAGGACATTCAGTTTCTCAAGGAAATGCAGGTATTTTTTATTATGCTTTTAATACTGAAAAAGATATTTTCCATTATCAGCATGATACTGCACGTATAATGTATGTTCCAACCCCAAATACTTTAATTGACAATCATAATTATAATTTATGGCATGAGGTGGTTTAAATGAAAATTTATGAGCCTACTTATTCTATGA